AGCCGATCTCTCCCCATCCCAAGAGATTCTATCCCAAGCATCCGAAAGAGCGGAACCCTCACCAGCCATAGGTCCGGCATCCCCAAGATCCCTAGCTTCGTTCACAGCAGCAGAGAAGCCCTGAACAGCTACCGCGTAGTCCATGAGAAGACCTCTGGCGTTCGCGTGAATCGAACCCGCACTCTCCATCACATAGCGTATTTGTTGAGACATTCGAGTCAAAGCACGGCCCGGACCTCTCAAAACATCTATCGCTTGGTTCGTAGAAGCCATGAAGTTGTTGGCAAAGGCTATCATGTTGTTCCCGGCGTCAATCATCCTTGTTGCGTAGTTTACATAGTCCTCCAACGGTCCCAGGAGCCCCATAGGTTCTTTCGCGCCAAACGCCTTGTATGCCTGTAGAGAAAGCATCCAATCACAACCAACTCGCGTCTTCTTAGCATCTCTAGTCACTTCCCACATCGTAGGCTCAACCAGGACGTGAAGTTTCTCGTTCAAAGCACGGAAAACAAGATAGCAGGCGTTTCTACGATTTCGGAACTGCTCTGTTCCCAACCAAGCCTTCCCGTTCTCCTCCACAGCCTTCGATTGATACTTATCTAGGAAAGCATCGAACTCCTGAACGATATGGTAGCCGTCCATAAACTCTGTTTTTCCGTCCGCCGTGTTGCCCTGCCTGTGAGCATGTCCCGACACGCCTCTTATCTCTATTTCGAGATGTCTGTTGTAGGCGTGTTCTCGAACAGGAGTGGTCCCGAATGTGTGCGTAACAAGTGTGGATGCAGGTCTCTTTATCGATATCATGCTTGGGGTAATGGGCAGACAAACACTGGCCTCGATTCTACCGTGTACATGGAGTTCCAGGATATAGTCGATCTTGATCCTGAAGATATCTGCGAAATAGCCACCCCATCCTCCGCTTCCTACCCCCGGCAAAGAGGGACCATCCATCCACGAACTTTCCTTAGTCCGATGACTCGACGGATCGATCAAGCCTGTACTTTTTATCTTTGCCATCTCTTCGCTCCCTTACGTTGGATCATGTGGGTCACATACGTTCTTGTTGGAAATAACGAAGGCCGCTGACTTGAACTCTTCGGCCTTGTAAGCGAGTTTTCCGCCTTTCCAGCTATTTGCCTTCACGTTGTAGTCGTAGGCTTCAAGACTACCACCGCCATCGTGTGCGCCTGTCGTCATGCTGCCCGCGCCGTGAGCAGTCCAAGGTGCTCCCTGCAACGAGGTATCCCATGAAGCACCGTAGGCGACACTTCCGGTACCGGGTGCTGCTGATTCCGCTGCGGTTTTTGCCGTTTGCGCCGTTGTTTCTGCTGACGCCAGACTAGAAGCAATACCTTTGATCCAATCACGACAACGATCTAGTTCTTCAACAACCATCTGGTAATGCGCCATGAACTTACCTGCCATCAACAGATACTCGTTCACCGGATACATATCTTTGATCCACTGGTTGTCCTCGTAGACTTCTTTTTTTCCGTACTTACCGCCTTTTTCAGGAGTACGGTCAGATCCTACGCCTGGGTAAGAGTGAGATACACGTATGCAAGCCTCTCTTCCTAATCCGAACTTGATGTATCCGTCCTTGGGGTTCAAGCGTGTATCTATCCCAATGAAGCCCTCGTAGTTGACCAGTATGCGTGAAACACCCCCGCCATCTGTTCGCTTCATCGACAGCATGTTTGACTTCTTCCCGTTCAGCTTCTTGTGCATAGGACCGCCGCCTGTTAGTGGCTTGCACGTCTTTTGCCCACCCTTCGGTCCAGAACCTCCTGGAGAATGACGACTACCTGTCTTTTTGGTAGTGAGGTGCCGGGTATTTCTGGCGTTGAACAGCGTACCTAGAATAAACGGATGTGGTCTTTGTCCTTGTGGATAGGCCACAATGACTTCCGCTGCCGCGCTATGGTCCAGCCCTGCCTTGCCTCCCTTCCAGTCACCGGAAGAAGGTGGTGTATAACTAAAGTCGTCCTTTCCTCCTCCGCCTATGCCCATCATTCTGCACTGGAGGAACATATTCCCGTCTGCGTCGATGATGTCGGCTACAGGAATGCCTTTGTCCATACGGGTAGTGATTACCTTCATCACTCGCACCTGTCCGCCCGCTTTCTTCGCACCATAGAAGTTCTTTACGGTCTCTCTGATCGGGTCTATGTGTGCTCCGCCTCGAATGAACATCAGTCGCCTACCTTTACCTCTTCCCCACCTAGATCTGTAGATCCAGGAACGGCATCCTTGCCGACAGGATTTCCTTCCACGTCCGTTATGATTTTGTTTCCTTGATCGTCGGTACTCACGAACACATGCTTCTCTGCGTCGAACTCTCCAAAGAGAACCGAGCCCGATTTCGTTATAATAAACTCTTTGGACCCTAGTCCCCACTTACGGTCTATAGGAACGGCTACCTGGAAGTTCCCACGACCCCCCAAAGTGACATCCTGTAGATTTAGCGACGTTCGGGCTACTACTTTACCGTCTGGGTGGACTTGAACTTCGTGTGTGACAGAGGTGATATACCCTGTGAAAGCCTCGCGGTCCCATGCGTGTGCAGCCGAGAACGATCTCGGCCCTCCCGACGAATCTGGAAGGTGTTGATCATAGGTGTCGGCCAAAGCCGATTGCGGAATAGTTGCGCCTACAAAGGTACCGGAACTAGGAAGAGCTATTTCACACCAGTGACCTGCTTTTACGAGAGGCCTGTACTCACATAAGACAGAGGCCCCTGCATGGAACCACGACTGACTATCGGACCCGATCATCTGATACGCGATGTCGATCATCGACGTTAGTTGCATGTTGAGCACCAAGCCGTCTGACCTTGCTGCCACCTGACCGGCATGGATAGGGTAATAAGGCCAATCGACTTCGTACATACGAAGGCCGTGCATGCCTACGTCCCTGTTCCCTACCGCAGGCCTGCCCATGAGCCCAAACATCTTCATCTGAGAGCCTGGATTGATCGGGGTATTTATATACACCGCGTTTACGCGAGTGTTTTCGTCCCACACAAGGTTCACAGACATCACCTCGCTCTTCGCCCAAGAATATAATGCTCCTCGACTCTTGTTCTCGGATGCTGCGTACTCCGTGTATGACAAAGGGCTACAAGTACGCAGCCCTGCATCAGCAGCATAGTAGCCCATCATACTAGAGAGGTACTCCGCTGGAGTAACTCCGCTGATCACAAGACTAAGCAACGTCTTTGTTGGAATGTTGGTGTTAGTTTTCTCTCTGTCCCTGAGGTACTTCGTCCACTCGTACTGTGTGTTTGGAATGAAGAACTTCGGACGCATCCGGTACATGATTACAGGCTGTGCCCCAAGACCTTTAGCGAAAGGGGTCATGTAGTTCCTTCCAGGAGCGATTATGTCTTCGTGACATTCCCCGTCATGGTTCCACCAATCCCAATCTGCGCTTTCTGCCATCCACGACTTGACAAAGCTATCGTCGAAGTTCTCTTCGATGTATTTTTTCCACTCTTCTTTGGACCCTTCTGTGTAGAGCCCGTACCTTGTCCCGTCCTGGATGAGCTTGGCTTTGCGTCTGGCAAGCTGTACGATAGACTTCCACTGCGCTTTTGTGTACTTAGGCTGTTGTGTTGTTGGGTCCAGAGGCGACTCGGGGTTGAGAGAACCTAGTCCTGGATCGCTGCCGTGAGCCTCGGTGACATTGGCTGTTTTGTGATCGAGGGTGGTCGTTGTACCCTTTGTGTCTCCTCGGATCATACCAGAGGGAGTTCCGTGTACAGTCCTAACAGCATCGTTATTAGCGAGAACTGAAGCCCCCATAGCCATGTTGCCTTCTTTTACCCACCTATAGCCCGGATTCTTGTGTGGAAGAGGTGTTTCCAATGAGGGAAAGATCTCTACTACGCGATTGTCCGCAGCGAATGTGCTACAGAACCACTGCCATATCGTACTGTGAGGCATAGAGTTGCCGAAGGAGTTCAGGGCTCTTCCTGGAACACGTAGCATCTGTGGAAGTCTGTTAGGAGCAAAGTAGCCACAAGTTGTCATATTCCACACAACAGGAATAGATTCGTCCATTCGATATGGTTTCATGTGCGTCATGAACTTATGACTAAGGTTCGACCCAGATCCTTCGTGATACCCGTTTGGCCCCTTCCCCGCCTTACCTATTTTCTCTACGGCTTTCAGTTGGTCTTCACCAGACAGCTTATTCAGTGCCTTATGGTCAAAATCGCCTCTATAAACAAAGCCTTGGGTACTCGCGATGGTGTTCGGTAGGTAGATCTGGCAGATTCCGTCCCCGCGCTCTAATGGTGCCTTGCCCTGGACATGGAGAGGGATACTTCCCTCCCACATTCGAGAGAAGGTCTGACCTGGATAGTTTCCTTTGGACGCCCATTTCAAGAAGGTACTCATATGGTCCTTCCACTCTTTGATACCAAAGGAGAACCCGGATCTAACATATGCCGCTTTCGCAGGAGCCATCACCATACGGGAGTTCTGGCACAGCCATACCCAAGAGTTCACCGTGATATCCACAGAGGCCATCGGAGGCTGTTTCGGGTCATCCCCGGCACGAATGGAGGCGTTTACCATGGTGGCATATCCCCAAGCATACGCTGGGAAGCCGTTACCCCAATCTTGTATTCCGTTTGTAGGTTCAACAGGCCCGCGCAGAACTACCCAAAACCCTGTTTCTGGTATGCGCCTCGGGTGTGTCTTCCAGCCCTTGTCTGCACCGAGCTTAGTCGGGCTGTATTTGTTTACTACGTCTAGCCCGCCCTGTTCTACACGAGTCTTTACTACCCCCGAATCGATTGGGTGTGACCCATCTTTTCCCGCCATCTTAGGGTACTTGAAGGTCTTTCCCGGTATGATCGTCTGCCACGCATCTAACGGGAGTTTCATGGTAATCTGCATGTTCTCCCACGGGGCCTGTGTGGAGGTAGTCCAAGACACCTTCGTAACAAACTGTGTGACATCCCGCGCCCACTCAAGGTTACCCATTCCGTAAGAGTTAGAGGCCTGTCCTTCGGAGGCGTATCCGTGGAACTCGACGATAGGAAGACCCTTTTTCGCGTACCCGTCATACGCATTAGACATTATTTTGCTTCGAGGATCTTCGTGGATCTTTACCGGCGTGAGAAAACGCTCAACTTTTCCGTCCTTTACACCCATAGTACACCCCCCCTAAAAGACATCTTTTTTCAAGATTTTATCGAGAAGGTCCACCATGTTTTCAGCGTGCTTAGACGTGCTCATTATGGCTGTGCTCATAGAAGTCATAGTTTCGATAAACTTCTTGTTGTTAGCCATACCACCGGCTTGATTCATTAGCTCCGTCTCTTGCTTTGCAAAAGCGCGGGAATACTCAAAGTTGGCTTTCGACGCTGTGCCTGTACTGCTGCCCACTCCGCCGCGAATACGCCTAGACCTCTTACCGAGGGCACCGGCCTGCCGTGCGCCCATCCCACCGCCGAACATCGCAAAGGACGCTGCGTCCCCACCACCTGCCTGCCGTAGCTTCTGACGGACTTTCTCCGGGTCAGAGGACCAATCCTCCACAAGAGCCGCTGCGCCTAGCATATCGTCCGATTCAGAAAACGCTTGAGCCATCAATAGCTGATTGCCCATGTCTCCGAAGGGTTGCCGCATCTTGTTCACAGCACCCATACCCATGCCGGAAAGGGTTGTAGCCGTTCGAGCCGCCTGCATGCCTCCAAACAAGTTGGTTCCGCCCACGCCCTGTTTCTTTCCTATCCCAGAAACGCCGGACATAAATCGGTTTACTGCGCCGCCATCTAAGCCAACGCCCTGTTCCGCCATCTGTGTAGTAGCCGCTGCGATCCTCGCCATCATCTCCGAGGTCTTATCCCCTCGTAGGCCCTGGCTTTCAGCAAACGCAATAGTTCCCTGTACGTTTCGCGACTGTGCTCCAATGCCGCCGATGCCTCCCATACCTTGACCGCCAAGGCCAATGTACCGGGCCATTAGGTCCGTGGAGATACCTGAACGTGCTGCCTGGAAAGGAAGAGGAGCGACACGAGCACTGCCCGCGACACCGATTGTTCTTCCGTAAGAAGAAAGCATTCCTTGGGACTCTTGAGCACCAAAACCCCACGACCGGCCTGCTTTCATTGCGCTTGTTTCAGAGAAACCCGTCCCACTCATAGGGTTATCATAGCCCGCTGTAGCGGAAGCCATCGCGCCCGGTCCTTCTATGGACTTGAACTTCCCAAGCTGCTCGTATCGAGCCTGTACTCCTTCTGAAATCACTTTGCCGAACGCAGCAGCCGTTGCTGCGGTTAGTTTTAGAGCCGCTTGCGCTGCGCTTGCAGCAGCACCCCATGGAGTATCATAGCCGCCGCCTGAAGGAAGAGCCTCCGCAACACCTGCAACACCATCCGCGATAGCGTTTAGACCATCTCCGAGGATCTTTGCCGTCATCTTGACAGCAGCAGCCGGATCATTACGCATTCCAGCCGCTTGTCCTACCATGTTCGCAGAATAGGTCCCGGCAGCAAAACCACCGCGTGCTGCGAGACCTATTCCTGGATGAAGGCCTCCACGGGCACCAGCACCAGCACCGCCACCGGAGCCGCCACCGCCACCGGAGCCGCTTGCTGTGCTACCAGTGCCTCCAGCGATACCGCTACCACCACCTCCAGGCAGGCGGATACCATCGGCCAACTCCTTAGCTTTTTTCAGCTTGTCAAGTAAAGAATCAAGAGACTTTTGAGCCTGTGCGTCATCAACCGTAACGGTTACTGATGTTCTATGTTGGCTCATCTCCTAATACCTCTCTGACTTGCTCAAACCAAGGTGCTTCGTCCGCGTCCGATAGGTCGCCCTGAAGCTGCTTCTCCCATTCATCAACCAACGAATCTCCGGTCTCTACAGGCTCCCCGTCTCGCATAAGCGGTACGTCGAACTCTGCCCACTCTTCGTCGGTCATCTTCATCATGAAATATGTCTGTATATCTGCTGGACATAAGTTACTTCTGCCGGGTTCGTGTTTGCTTCGAGGAGGCGATGGTAGCGTTGACTGGACTAATGTCCACCCTTGAAGCCGACGCATCCGCCGTACCCGCTCCACCGCCTGAACGAAAAAACCGCTGTTCGTGGTCTTGTAGCACCTCGAAAAGCTGGAAAAGCAAAGAGTCATCAAGCAGAATCCACTTGTCTAACCAGTTCGGAACATCTCGAAGTTGTTTCGCGCACCAAGCAATCGCCCAAAGACGCGCTTGCTGCGAGGCTGGCATTTGATCAAACACAACTGGACGCGCCAGTGTGCTGGATATTCGAGCCACCTCAAACCGTTCGTCCGAATCCAATATCCGAGATAGGATCACATCTTCGCACCGACCGTCTGGCGAATCGTAAACGAGTGTGAAGGACTCTTCTCTCTTAGAAAGATTATCTTCTTTATTACCCGGAGGTTGTAGCTGTTCCGCTACCCCTGTGAGTGTATCCATTGCTACCTCCCATAAAAATACTAGCCTTGTTCATCTAGCATCTTTCGGGCTTGAAAGGTAGCGTTTACTGTCATCAAACCGGAGCGATCAAACCGCCAGTTACGTGTTTCACACTTCACGCCTACGAGTCGATAGATGATATTCTCGCCCACTTCGTCGTAAATCTCGGCTGTCATCTCGGGGAAGTTGATAATGTCCGCCGTTCCGCCAGAGGGCCAAAACCCTAGTTTTTGGAGGCTTTCCCCCAAGATACGAACGAAATCCGCCGTCATGGTTACCGAACGCCCTACGGCCTCGATCTCTTGCGAGTCGATGTCCCCTAGAACATCCACACGTTGAAGCTGGATGCTCTCTGAGGCATTGACGCCAGTAGCCCACCCTGCTGGTGTCGTAGAGTTAAAGTAGAGCCGTGCGCGGGCTCCTGATATTGGTCTGTATTCTGCCATCGAGGGTTCCTCCTACTAGGTCGATGCTATTCGAGTCACGTTGGCCACAATGATGATAAAGTTCAAGGGCTCAACTGCTGCCACTTCGTAAGTGATTCGGATAGTATCTCCGAGATCTTCGAGTACAACATTCTGGTACGCTTTGATAATACCATCCTGTACCTGTCTATCCAGTACAGAATCCACCTTGCTGGCCATCTTGGGGGCAGTGTTGGAATAGATCGGGTTACCGATCTGAATCAACAGTTGGTTCCGTAGAGCCCGAACGCTAGTGTTCACGCTCTCCATGGAAGACACTTCCGAATAGATCGGGTTATCGTCCTCCATATGGGTCGTCACGCTGCGTTCGATCTTCCATCCAAGGGTGTCCTCACTCAACACACAGAGACCGCGTGCTATCGCTTCCCCCGCGTCAAGTGAGCTATTCCACTTTTGACGAACGTCAACAACGCTCGGACGTTTCCAAGTCAAAGGAGTAGCTACAACGCTTCCCGCCTGCATACACGCGCACATTAGAGCGAGATACTGAGGACTAAACCACTCAAGGTTACCTTTGCTGTTGGTGATTTGAATCTCTTGTCCAACCATAGCAAGATGCCGACTGTTCAGCTTCTTGGTGAAGGTGTCGAAGAGTTCTTTGGGTGTATTACCCTCAGACGCACCTGCCCAAACATTCCGCTCGTATCCAGCGATTGCGCTGTCTACACAGTGCGTGACCGCCTTCTTGTAGTGGTCCACAAGATTGGAGTCCGAGGCTGCATAACTACCGGGCATCGGAACGACAATCTGAATGTCTGCCGCTTCGATTGCCTTATACGCCTCATCGATTGACGCGCTAGTAACGGAACCTACTCCACCACCGAACAAGAATGTATCGGAAGAAGCACCGCCATCTGCCTGCTTAGGCGGAAGTTGATACCCGAGAGTGGAACCACCTGAGAAGCGAGGAATAAAGAAGTTGGTGGTAGACAAAGAATCTACAATGAATACCTCTTCCAGCTTGATAAGCTGGTTTCCGCCCTCTCCGCCTGCATCCATGACCAGTCGGATCCGCTCTTCGCCATCGGCTGCACCCATAGAGGTAGCCGTAATGTTCAGAGTAATAGAGGCGTCGTTGATCGATGCCACTATAGAATCCGCCACCTCTTCGAGGTCTTCGCCCTGTACGCCGATAGTGCCGTTTGCTACGCCGTTTTTCGTGTTATCGAACTCGAACTCTTGCGTGTTGGTACCGTCCGTCAACGTGAACTTCTGTCCGTTCAAAGACGCCACGTCCTTGAGGATGAACATACACTCTGCCTTTGTGGTAGAAGGCGTTGCGGCTTTGCATTTGACAAACTGAGAAGAATCCAAAGAAGAAACGATAGCCCAGTTATCTGCGCGAACCGTTAGCTTGTTGCCCGCGCCTAGCGTGTTTCCATTCGACGAATCTAGTCCGCCCGCGTAGGGCCATTCTGCCGAAGGTTTAGCAGGAATCGTGTTGATCCGTACATGCTGCGACTCCGCGTTGAACCCCTTGGTACTATTGTTATTGATGTAACTGACAACTGCCCCAAGCGTGAGGAAGTCGGTCATATCAATATCGAAGGCTGTACCGGATAGAGTCCAAGTACCATTCGCTGCCGCAGACCCGTCAACCGTGACCTTATCAATACGGCTCCAACTTGTTGCCGTCTGATACAAAGGAGTCCCACCGATATCGGAGGAGGCATAGATTTGATTTGTGTTTGCGCCGCTGTTTGTCGAAAGCTCTTCTGTAGTAGCGATTCCTGCCGCGTTCAGGCCTTCAACCTTGAGCGTCTTAGCGGAAGTTTGTGCCCCTGAGGCACCGTCCATGTACATGACCTCTAGGGGTGCTCCAGAAGATACTACGTGCGTAGGCTCCCACACAACGTCGGCATCAGAGGCTGAAGGAAGAGGAAGAGCCTTAGTCCAGGACCAATGGAGGTGCTTCGGGCCTACTTCAGTCCAGGAAGTCGTAAGGTCGCTGCCGGAATACCAAAGGTCCATAATAGGACCACTTCCTTGAGCAGAGAAGACTTCCGACTTGCCGTCTAGCTTGATTGTCGCGTCAATGAGGTTAGCGTCATCCGCGTTCGTTTTCATTTCGACGAATACGCGGTTTCCTGTCTTACCCCAAAGACGACTCTGTAGCTCCAAAGCCTCAGTAGAATGAATAGACTGAAAACCACCGTATCCAGCAGACTTTGCCTGAGAGTTCGGCATCTGGTTTACAAAAGTAAGTGTCGCCGCTCCTCCTGGAACACGTCCGTCCGAAGACGGGCTGAAGGCGATTTTAGAGATGTCAAGCCATTTCTTTGTTGGATTGAACTGGTTGACAGCAGGCGCGGAACTAAAAGTCAAGGACTTCACGTCGGTCGCTGCTCCGCCCATACCACCATGCTCTAGCTCTGGAAAATCACCGACAATGGCGACATTGCCTGTGGATATGCCTTTCCCTCCGAGGGAAGAAGCGTCAATAATGGCATAAATACCTGGGCGGTAGATTCGGAGGCCGTTGATGTTTACTGAACTAGGCATTAGAAAACTCCTTCATTTTCGTTCTCATCCTCATGTCTTGGGCTTTACGCCACCGGCATCGCCGGTAACACCGTCAAACGGAGGATTACCATACTCCTCGTCCGCAGGTTTTCTCTGTGGCGGATAAGGTTCGTTTGTTGCTGGATTGATCAAAGAGGGGTCGATTGGTGCGGGTTGCCAGTCCCCTGTTTTCGTAGTCGCGTCGTATGCGCTTCCCGTAGTGGGTTGCGTTACAATATCTTCTGCCTGAACGAACCACGCCTTCTCTTGCGGTATTTGTTCAAACGATGGAGAATCCACCGTCGCTGTAGACTTCCACACTTGCCGACGAAGGAATATACCCATCTCTTCGGCAACAAGTTCTTCTGCTGGGGCAAGTTCTTCTGCTTCAAGGTATTGGAGGTCCATATAACCTTGGTCCACAAACCGATGAAGCGACCCGAACATTATTGCTCTGGTGACTACGTGGAGCGCACGAGTAATCTCAGCGTTGTTCGACAACATAGAGATCTTGATACGCTGCTCGATAACAGAGGTGAAAATAGGTATCCCTGTGGAGGAACGACTAAACCCACCAAGAGGCTCTTCTAGCCGGGATTCGTTCATAAGCTGCACGATAACGGCGGGAAAATCACCCACACCGGCAGCAGCGTGCGTCCTGAACACAGGAGGCTTTGCTACTAGCTCAGAGTGCCAGTCGTTCAGAACATCGTCCCTAAGGCCCATAAACAGGCTTCTAAAGCCCGCTTGGTTAGTCCTGTACCATTCCCACCCATTCTGTAGAGCAAGCGTCGTATGTAGGTCAAAGATACCACTCATAGCAAACCCTGCTCCCGCAAGATCTTAGGAAGGTTCTTCCTAATGATATTTGCTATGTGTCGCGCTTTTATGCCGGGGTGCATCCAAGGATCTCCAGCCCAACTGGCACGTCTGAAAGTCATATATCCAGAGGTTTTGGTCTTTTTCCCCGATGCAGAACTATGGGTTGTACCCATCTTCACAAGACCCTGCAAAGGGTTAGTCTTGTGCGCGTACCGCGTGTATGTCTTTCCTACTACGTCCTTCGCTTGCTTGTTGCCTTTTACAATACGATTGACGTGTGCTGTTTCTTTTCCTGTCAAGGAGGCTCTGGACTTTTCCTTGTCGTCCCGCCTACCCCACTGGGTGACATTCGGAGCGACATTTATGCTGTGTCCGAAGCTCTTGTTCTCGACAATCTTCCTGATCTGCTCTCCACCGCCTGCCTCAATAGACTCAGCAGAGTGCTTGAACGGTACATTCACATAGATGCCGTTCTTTCCTGTGTGCTTCTTTCCCTTGCCGCCACCTCCGAGAAGGAACTTACGGACATCATAGGCACCTTCTGTACCGATACCGCCTGGACCCATACCGAACTCGACCATTCGAGCCAGCATCGCAGCCTTCGCAGCTTCCCCGCTACGAGCACCACCGCCCGGAAGAAGAACACGAGCAACCTTGCTGTCAGAATGTTTCTGCAAGGACTTGATATATGCAGAAGACAGACTTGTCCGTTTGGTAGCTTCCGCAGTCCACTCGCTCAAGATAACGTCTGCAATCGTCGCCATCTTGGACCGAGCCTGTCTTGGATCTAGCCCAAAGTCCTCTAAACTCAAATCTGTTGGCGTCCGTCCCGGCAATCTATTCTCCAGTCAGGCTGTTCAAAAAGTCCAGTTGTGCCGTTGCTTGCGTCGGTAACTGATAAAATACCGGAGCAGGCAACTTAGTGGCCACTATTGTATCTCGAAATGAGTGCGGAATGTCTACGACCACAAAATGTGGGTGTGCGAAGTAACTAACTGAGAAGAAAGTTCCGGTACTAGGTGCTGTACCAGCAGCTACACCAAGAGCCCAATCAATCTTTCCATCCGCCGTCACCGCGTAGTCTGTGTTTTTTACCAAAGAACTTGTGGTGTGGCTATCTCCCGATATCACAGCCTTCTCTACGTGAAGTACATCCACACTAGCCTTTCCTGAGGCAAGGTCTACGCTCTTTGTTGCTATCGGATACCGCATAGCCTGCGTACTATCGGCTGTCTTACGCCGGGTCTCTCGAAACACGATGGTGCTGTCCAATAGGACCAGCTTATCGAACCCGCTAGGTGTGTGTTCTGGAAGAAACGTGAAGGACGCCATACCCTTGGCATAATCGCCGTAGGCAGCAAACTGCTGCGGGTTTTCTAAGCCTCTCGTCACAAGGGCGTATATGTCTTGCGTAGAATGGTAGAAATACCCGTTTCCGTTACAGGTAGCGCAGTCCGGGCGTGGTTCTTCGGTAGATGACCTAGCAGAAGCGTTAGCTCGTAGGATATCTGTCAATGGAGATGTCGCCACAAGGTCGCTTTCTCCTTCTCGTTTGCACGGACACTCACTAGCCATCGACCAGCGTACCCTTAGCCCCTTAGTGAACAACATCTTCCGAAACTGCTCTGGATCGAAGTCCACTCTCGGTTTGAGTTTTGTCGGTACACGAGAGGTGAGGGTAAGGGACATTAGATGACTCCCATATTCACAGACTTGTATTTAGCCCGCAAAGCTGGGAGCAGTGCCTTTAGTTCTCGTTCAAACTGCAAGACGCGGGCACCATATCCGCTGTTGTGAACGACAATACCGCTATCCAGAGCAAAGTTATGGTGCGTTGCTACAGTGCAATCGTACACTCTGTCTTCTGGTATTGCGGGATCTATCTTCTTCACATAGATGTTCGTATATCGACGCGGATCGTCGGGATGCAGTCCTTCGTTGGAAGTCATAACAGTAGCGAGTTCATCGCCTACCTGAAGCTCTTCCGCGTGCTTGTAGTAGTTATGGACGACTGTGCCGTCTTTCGCATTGAAAGCAGCGATTCGGAAAGGATGGTTGTATGTACACACTACCCGCATATTGTTGGACAAGAGGATGTCGTACATCTTGTCACTGCTACCTGTCACATGGAAGTTGGTAGCTGTGCCCGTAGTCTCTGCCCCGTTCGCATCAAGACACTTCACGGAGACAGTCCCGTCTCTTCCGTGCTGTTCGGTTAGGCTCTTTATCGTGTCTGTCGTACCATCAGAAAGAAGCAGTTTGGTATCACCATGTAGACAGTTGGTTGCACTAGAAGTTGTATTGACGGACATATGCAGCCCATCCGCGCCTACACTTGTGGAAGCGATTCCCGCACCAACCAAGAGATCGCCCGCGATATCCAAAGGAAGAGCAGCAGCTTTCAGCCCGATAACCTGCTTCAGGTCCGCCGGTACTGCGCTCAAAGACCAAGATACGGACGCGCTCCCGCCTTCGGGGGGAGTCGTTAGCGAGATCGTGAAGTTGTCCCGTGTTCGTTCGGTTACGACTGGTCCTGCTGCGCCGTTATTAGGACTCCCAAGAGTCAACTCAACGTCGTAGTTAGGCATGAGTGCTTGCGGAGAAACTGGAACGGTTGCTGTTACCACCCCATCGGCAAAGGTCGCTGTGCCATTCAATGTGGCAAACCCTGCCGTATAATCGAACTCGAAGTAGCCTGGAACGTACATAAGGGGTTGGAAAGCGTCCCCGAGGATTAACGGCATACCGGAACTGTACAGGTAGCCTCCTAGCGATTCCTCCGAAGGAATAAGATTTACCTGCCCATGTATTGGAGACACCGTGTGTATCCAAGAGAGAGGTATGGAGAGAGGTTCGTAGCTACCGTATTTGATACGAAAGCCCGTAACCGTCCACACAGGACGCATATCCAGGCGAAACGGCCAGAAGCCCGACCTATTGAGTTCAAAGGCGTCGTGTTTCTCGCTCGTGACCTTCACCGGGTCGAGCACGATACCTAGTTCGTGCTCAATGTATCGAACAGCCCCAGCGACGGCCTGTGTGAAGACCGCTTCCGGGTAAGCCGTGCCATCATCTAGTGTGAGGTCAACGCCTACAAGAAAGCGGTCCTTCAGCCAGCCGGGGGTTAGCTCGTCGAATATCGACGCCATGAACTACCCCCTACGTTATTACGCCATCAGACCGAGGTTTTGGAGACAGGTACGGACCAAAGCGATAGCAGCCGCGTTTGCTGCGGCATTGCCGCCAACGCCGCAATCCCCTTGTTGAGCAACTGGAGTTTCATTGAAGAAACCCAACTTGCCCTCATTGGCTACGACTAGATTTACGCCGTCACCCTGAATCTTGACAGACCGTGCAGAAGCCCCTGTATTGATAATCAGATCGGCATCAGCACGTCCGATGATCTGATTGACATTGGTCAGCTTCTGCTTGTTCACGGCAATATCGCCGTCAGCAGCCGCTAGAGCCGCAAGAACAGCCGTAGTCGAAGCAGCGTCCGCATTTACAGCATCTACGTCTGTGCGTAGCTGGCGAACACGTTGCGCTAGTTTGGTGCTTGCAAAGTTTGGGTCCGACACATCTGCGATAGACGCTGCCCTGCTTGTCATATTTGTTCCGAAAGGATCAGCCATGGTTTTGCTCCTTATTTCGCCTTCTTAGAAGAGGCTTTCTTGGCCGGGGTTTTCTTGGAAGCTGCTTTCTTTGCAGCAGGTTTTTTCGCAGCCTTCTTCTCAGGCTCTACCGCCTTGGCAGCAGGCACTTTCTTCGCAGGCTTTGCCTCCGGTTCAATCCAGAGAATCCGGGGATGTTGCTGGCACTGGGACACAACGTCTTCCTTAGAAGGTTGAGGGGACATGAGTCCTTTTCCATCAACTTCAAACATCGTATTGCCGAGGCAATATGAACAGTTTCTAAGGTTATCGTGGTGCCAAGCCATATGCGCTTCTCCCAGGTTTGTATCACCACATAGTTAATAGGTACTTTGGGTACTTTAGAAAGGCTTTGAGCGAGGCCGGGGTGAAATCGGCCTCGCTCAAAAAACGCCTGACTGCTAACCGATGCCTACGTTCTTTATCCCGAAAGTCTTGGAACTTACCTTCAAAATCGGGCTCAAAAATAACATCAAGAGGAAAGGCTTGGTTGTAGCAACTTCCGCGAGCGGACGACGCATGAAATCCAAGAGCCGTACCACTTCGCAAACACCTGGATCGTGAGACAGAGCCAACACATTGGATGTGCTCTGAACATCACCATTCAAGTCTGCGACAAGCGTTCCAGCATTTCCAGCAAAAGTCGCACCGTCTGCGTTGACAGGAATCTCCTTGATCAACTTTCCGGTGTTTGCAGCACCGTTCTTATCGGAACGATAAATACGGTAATACTTCACAGCGTTTGCTGGATCGGGATCGGCCTTTGTTGTAACAGCATGGTCATTGATTGAGAACTCAATCTTCTGTCCAGCAGATACACCAAGTTGGTTAGAAGCAGCAGGGGCAGAGAAGCCCTTGTCGTTTACTGCAACAACCGACCAAATGTAGTCGCCTACATCCGAAGCAGCCCAAGCCGAAGTATCTGAGTTACCGCCGTTATGCGCCGCCGAGTTCAACGTCGGAGCAGCCGGGGCATCAGAGGTACCAGAACCCGCTGAAGGTACTGCGTGTGCCTTATGAAGGAACGGAGCAGCCTTGATGCTAACAGGACCGTAAGGAGCCATGATAGACAGGTTACGAGTTCCGAAAGTAAGACTAGACGCATCCGACACCTGAAGCTGATCGTGACGACCGTAAGAAACAGTCTGACGAATCAGGTCTTGGTGTACGCGAGGCTCCACATAAATGGTGTCTACGCGCCCGAAGTTCGGAGCACCGTAAGTCTCGCCCAACTTCTCTTGTAGGAAGTCAACCGTAAGGCCTTCACCCTTCAAGTCGAAGAAGTTGCCTGGAGTACCTGTCTGAAGCTGCTTGAAAAGACCATCAAACTGTTGGTCATTCAGGCTGCTGTCAGCATAGAACAAAGCACGCTCCAGCTTCTGAAGAAGACGGAGAGTACCGCGTGTGGTCTCCTCTGCGAGCACGTTGGGGGATGGCCCGATGATGGGATTTACCATCGCCGCGACATCGCTGACTTCCCGACGTTCGGCAAGGTACTTGACTTTCACAAACTCCCGAGAATACACGCTTTTATTGGTAATTCCGCCACCGCCTTCAGCGATAAACGGGTCCAAATCAAGACCGTGATCTTCGATACGAGTGAACTCGTGGACCGTCTGTCCGACATTGCGCTTGGCAAGTGCTGGCCAGAGAACCAGTTCCTTCATCGTATAGGTCGCGCTTGCAAGCGTTCCCTCGATGGATTGGGGTACAAGGGGAGAAACGCTCCCCGAACTCATGCCAGCAGGAGTCTGATATCCAACATTTGCCGCTTTTCGCAAAGCGTCATTTAGTTGCATCAGGTCACTGACCGGCACCATACTGTTGATCTGAGGAATGTCGATCATGGCTTAGAGCCTCCTTAGCTGGCCGTTGTGGTGATATTATAGTTAGACACGACAGTAGCGACATTTTCGCCACTTTCGAGAAGAGAAACGGCCTGTCCAAGACTAGCGCGACGGCTCCAGTCTTGTGTACCGCCCATTTCGTGTAGAGCCTTGGAGATAACCTCTGCACGACTCATGTCCTGGGTACGCGAAACATCGCCCGGTGTGGGGATAAGTTCCGACTGTACTGAACGATGTGCAGCAGGCTGCGCCAGTTGGTTAGCGACATTGCTAAGACCCTTGGCGATTTTACCATCCAAACGCTCTTCGATACGTGCAACAGACTCACCTAGTGCAAGAACGCCTTTGAGAAGCGCGTCTTGTCGGTCAAGAATGGTGCCCTGTGCGGAAGCACGTTGCTCGATGTGCTCACGGTTTTGGAACAAGATTGCATCTGCGCCTTTCGTGATAGCACCGATGACATCATCAGAGTCCGCAACGGGCGGTGCTGAGAAGTCAACCTGTGGGTTGTTGTCTACGGGTGTTTCCATGGTTTCCCGAAGGCCTTCAAGAGCCTTGGTCAATCGTTCCGCATCAACCTCTTCGGGAGTGCCCGAAAAGTGTGACTTGGCGATCTGCTCGGCTTTGGCCTCAGAGATACCTTCATTGACCAGTTGGTCATAAAGCTCTTGATTCATCAGAAGATCTCCTCTGTAACTTTGGGGTTAGGCCCTTCATCTTCCAACGACTCGGGCTATCTCTACAGCTATAGACAACGCCTTTCCATGACCCAACTTCGGAAACGTAGTGTGCAAAAGCAGGGCTAGGTCTTGTGTTGTCAACTTCTTGCGGTTCATAGCATATACTCCATAAGAAGCGATAGCTGGAACCGACTCAAGGGATTGCGGAATGAGTGGCGTGATATTGCCGCCCATTCCGGCAGGGGTCTGGTACCCAACAGACGCACCAAACGCCTTGGAGAGCACCTCTAAACGGGCGTCCGGGTTGACTGGATGTGCTGTCACAGCAACATTTAAAACCCGCGCCTTTAAGATTCTTTTTTTCTCACGGGCTAGTACCTGTCCCTCGACAGAAAAGCCCAACGTCCGCATATTGCCCGCCTTCGACATAGCAACAGCAGTCTCGAACACTTCCTTTGCTTTGGACTTTGCCAAATAAAGGACTCCTTCGACACGGGTTTGTCCCCCTTGCGTTGTGACTCTTTCGGGGTGCCCTAGAACATTCTCTGGACCGGACTGGTGTTCGTAGTTGAACCAGCCGTGTTTCATGAAGTAGGACCAATCAACGCCATCTTGCGTGATGGTCTCACCTTGGAAATCCTTGGACTCAGTGGATATAATCCCGCCAATCCGCCCGGTCATAGGCTCTGGCTTACTTGTGGACTTCTCTAAGGCCACAAAGGGCGTCCAGACGCTAAATGAGTCGAAGGTTTTCATGACTGCTCGGAATCTCTCCTAAGTCTGCCATCTCGGGTCACTGTGAATCCCGGAGGCACAGCGATAGTATCACAACGACAGTTTGGGTGAACCGGAAAGATTGTCGCAACCCAAGATGCTGCGCGTCTTCCTACGTTTGTTCCGTTACCAATCAGTTCCTGTACAGGGAAGATCCGTAATCCTCCCCCATCCAAAAACAACCGTTCGCAGTGTCTGCAAGCGTCTGTCTCTGGGAGTCTTGCTATTCGGGCGTCCTTGCCGTAGTCCTCGATTGCTCCTAGAACCATGCCCTCGTTATAGACAGCCTGTAGTTCTGTTCTAGCGATCATCTCCCAGTTATGAGACCAGTTCCCGGTAGCATTCGCCAACTCCCGTGACAGTTGGCCGCTGTCCCAGTGGTACTTTATCGCGTCGGCTACTTTCTCTCTTATTATCGCGAGAATGGCTGCTCGTTTTTCGGGGTCCACCTCGTCTACTATCTGTTCGCCATCCCACGACTCTACAAGCCATTCGTCTGCTTTATCGGATACCTTGTTACCAAGCCCTCGGCAGAAGTCCCCCGCGAAGGTGATAGCCTGTTTATAGGAATACTCCTCCTGAGAACTCATCCATTCTGGAACCTGTACTTCTGGAGCTATCGGCAACCGTGTTGTGGGAGGCTCTGTGCTTGCGGAAGACGGGCGAGACATATCGATAGTTCCGACAGCTTGGCTCTCGGGTCTAGGTATATTTCGTGCCCTCTCTTCTGCGTATGCCGCTTCCTCCCCCTCTCTTATGGCAAGCTCCTTGCCTAGCTCTTTGTTCCACTCATTGATACCCCAGCTACGCATCGCTTCTCTTTGCTCTTGTGTGGCTTTATTCGTGGCTGCTGCGACGAGTGCTGTGTACTCGAAAGGGTTTATTTCATCGGGGAACCCTGGAATAGAGATCTTTACACCAGTCAGCATATTAGTGTCTGGAAACAGATCCTTGTCCCACATACGCTGTACTTCTTCGGCAGACATACCCAATCTGTCATGTCCGAAAAGCTCCACGACGAACGCCTCGTGGTGTGCCCGAATCATCTCTTTGATCGCAGCCTGTAGGACACGCCTTTTCATTAGTCTTCGATACCTTCTTCTATGGCCTCTTTGACCTTGCTCTCAATAGCTTTCCGAAGGTGGTCCATACGGCTTTCGTATGCGCGTACAGTCATCTGTGTTAGTTCCTCTAGCACTTGGATCTCTCCGCCACGAGGCAGGGCCTTAGATAAAAGGTCGCCACAGTATCCTAGCTCGGTCAGAACCTGACCTACCGCCATAGACGCTTTCTCTCGAAGTTCTGGCGCGGTTGACTCTGCAAACTCGCCTTCTCTGCTTTCTTCTATGCGTACTTTCATCGTCTTTTCTTCGCCTCCTCCATCTGCACAAAAGCCTCGTGAAGAGCATCAGAAAAAGAAAGACTTTTCTTCGTCTTTTCCTTCTTGGCAGTCTCCTTTTTCTGAGGAGGCGGATACCACTTTCTGCCTGTCTTATCTACATGGGCGTTGTTGCTACTCTTCGGATCGGGCTCGTAGCCTTTAGGTGCGTCGGGGTGCCTCTCTAGCTTGTCCCGCATCGGCTTATACCGTTCAGTCTTCTTCTTGTCCTTGTCCTTGGATCCCTTGGTTGGACGACCAAGAGGGTAACGGTAGTAGTCTTTTTCCTTAGAGTCCTCGTCCTTGGCGTCGGCTTTGTCTTCTTCCTTGGAGTCATCAGCTTTGTCTTCTTCCGCTTTCTCCGCTTCTTCTGTACCCTTCTTGTCCTTCTTCTCGTCCTTCTTCTCGTCCTCGTCCGTATGCCCTGCTCTCTCCTGTACCTGGATCTTCCAGTCTTTGTCCTTGCCCGGAATAAAGTTTTCCAGGAATGCCCACAGGGCTAGTTTCAACTTGCTTCCGTTGAACTCTTTCTTGGCTTTGTCCTTGTCCCCGCCGTTCTTGTCTGTCTCCTTGTCTACGAACTCCTCGCTTCCTATAGGCTCGTCTGAACCCTCGGGGTACCATTTGCCGTCCTTCTTGGTGAACTTTACTCCGTCTTCTGTAGTGACAGACCACCCGTCCGGTAGCTTATCCATGGCTTCCGCAACAGCTTCCATGGATCGCTGTCCGTGGGAGGACTGTTCCTCACCGCCATCTTCTTTCTTTTCTGCTTTACCCGATCCACCGGAACTTCCACGTTTGTACTGCCACTTTCCAGAAGGTAGTTTCCTTCGCGTACCTCCCCGTGGACCTGCTTCCCATCCGCCTGCGTCCTTTACCAAGTCGATGATATCCTCGTACAGAAGAGCCTTATCTAGGTCTTGGACAGCCTCCATTTGAGCATCAGAAAGAACAACGTGGTTCTTCTTTCGGTTCATCTTGTGCTCTGTCTCTTCCAACAACCACGTCGGAATAAAAGCATCAGGCTCCTTGTCGAGGTAGTCGCGAAGCTCCCGGCATAGCCGGATACGTGTATCGGCCCCTATGTCCACAGGCTTCACACCGTTTACAGGCGTCAACGCTAAAATACGTTCTCGTGCAGTCCAGGCGTCCATTACTTTTCTCCTTCTGCGTTTTCTTTGGCCGCTTTCTTAGCTGCTCGTTCGCGTGCTCTATCGGCATCTTCACGCTGCTTCTCTTCCATCTCTTCAAGAGTGAGAGGCTTCTCGTCGGCTTTCATGAATACGCTAGGGTCTACTCCGAGAATCTCCGCGATAATGGCGGCAGAGGTTCCGGTTTTCCCTGGTTTACGCATAGAGCCCGCAATAGCGTCGTCCGCCTCCATTGTCCTGCCTGTGGCCTGTGCCGCTTGCAGAATCTTCCTGGATACTGTCCTCTCGATCTGCTCTTCGACGTGCGACCCAGTAGGACGGTAGACGATAACCTTGCTTGTCTGTCCTTGTCGCATAACACGCGCAATGGACTGCGTAAGACGCGCAGGATCCCAAGGAGTGTTTAGCATACCCACCCAGTTCGCTCTTTTCTGAAGGTTTGCCCCGGTCTCAAGTGCTGCTGTGTTACCAACAAGAACCTTGATTCTTCCTTCGTTTAGGTCCGCTTGTAGCTGTCTTCTTTTCGTTGCCGAAGTAGCTCCTGTGTAGACACCGATATCGGACTCTTTCAGGCCCTTCTGAATGAGTGCCTGCTTTGCTCCTCGTACCCCACCGTTGTATTCGCAGAAAATCACAGCCCCTTTATCCGGGTTCTGCGTAAGGTGCGTCATACAGGCGTCTGTCACGTTATCGAGTTTCGGGCTCAAGTACCCAGGATAGTCGTCGGAAAACCTTCGGGAATACCCTTCTTGTGTATCCAGGAGGCTAGGATCTACAGCAAGCTGTTGCCACCTCATCATAGCCACTTGGTGATCCCATGGAGCAGCCCTCGCTGCTGTCCTGTCGATTGCATCTTCGTTGTCGTCAGAACGGGCTTTATCAAGCATATCTTGGAGGGCTTCTGCCTCCATTCCTGCCGCTTCTGCGCGCTCCCCGCTCCCCCGAGCCATGGCGTTCAGTTTAGCTATCTTGTTTCGGATCTTCATCCACTCGACAAGGCGTGTGGAGATCTGCTCCTGCACATCATCCATTGGGATACGGGGAGATAGATCGACACGCTCTGGAAGATTGATCTCTACATCCGGGTCAGCCGTAGTTCGTGCGAAGAAAGCAGAACCAGAATCTCGGTACATAGTGCCCAACTCTTCCGGGCGGAAACCGAGGATCTTCTTGTCTTTGCCGTCTGTGTAGCAGTATCGGTCAGCAAAATCGTTTACTGTGTCCCCAAGTGTGCCTGGAGCGATTGCATTTACGATATGGTAGAAGTCTTCTGCCCCGTTAGGTTTGGGCGTCCCTGTCATACCGACCACTCGTCCGGGAGGTCTGCATATGGCATCTACGAAACCAGAACCACGAGCACTCTTCGGGTCTTTGAACTTGTGTAGCTCGTCCGCGTTTCGGAGAGTAGTCTCCCCGTGCTTCTCCATCATGTTCTTGATGATCTGATAATCAGAATCGGGAGGAATGACTTCCATGGAAGGCTCTTTCAAGCCACGAGTATTACGAGAGTTTTTGTAGTCCCGGAGATAAGCAAGAACCTGATTCTCCATCTCGTCCATGACACCTTGTTCTGTGTCTGTCTCGTGTCCTTCTATAAGAGCATAGGTAGCTTCAGTTTCCTGTATTGTTACTGTCCTGTAGGAGTTTTCTTTGTATTTGAAAGCGTCCCCTGCGTACCACTGCCCGCCCTGCTTCTTGAAGTACCGACGCGGCTTGCCGCTGGAGTCTGTGATACGGATAGACGTACCATCGGGATAATCCTTCAGGGCCTGTTTCCGTTCCGCTTCTACGGTTTGGGCCTCAGGACTCTTCGGTCTTTTCTTCCCTTCTTCTTCTTCCCACCTACCCGGTATATCGTGCTGGTCTTTTTCAGGATTGAGGGCTAGACCCCCAGGAGTCTCTACCCACCTTTTTGCGACTGTATCTGGAGAGACAACCAGGGCCTTGGTCTCCCCTTTATCCCAAGCCTCGTAAGCAGCTAGGCGTTGCTTCTTGGAAGCTCCTGTTAGGATGATTGTTTTCCCCTTCTTCAACCTGCCTGTCTTTTTATCGGCGTCGTCCCCCAAGTCGGAAAAGTCTCGAAAGTGCTCCTCCCACGAACCATGTGCCGAAAGAGGTGCGGTAACAAACATACGGTCTGCCTCCCCACGTTGGCGGAGTTGGTGGAAGAGCCCGATAGCGGCGAGAGTCTTTCCTAGTCCCATCTCCATAGCCCAAATCGCACGTCCGGCTGTGTCGCCAAAGTTTACAGCTTTTCGTTGGTATTCATGGAAGTTATATCCCTTCTCCTTGAACTTGTTCATACCCTCTGGAAGAGGCATATCAGCGTTCTCGTGCCGTTTGTCTGCGACCTTACCGACAGTAGTCTGCCAATCCTCGTCCACAAAGGTGTCCCAAAACGCCTGTCTCTCGGTATCTGTGAGGTTCGTCCACCAACCGGCTAGGTTCCTAGCAATAGGCGCGTAGATGTTCTTCATCGCTGGAGAAAGCTGAGAGTACCTCTGTTTCCTGCCTACAAGTGTGAAGAAAAACTCTTCCTGGAAGTTATTTAGTGGACCTTCAGGGGGCCTGTTCAGCATTCCTGTGTGTAGGAGTAGCTGTAGAGGCGTCAGGTCTTTTATGTTGTACTCTCCAGAAGGAAGGGTTGTATTACGCAGAGCCGTCGCGTCTATTCGGTAGTTGGTAAACGGGCCTTTTCGGTACTGCTCAAGACTGAGAGGATCTCCCTCTACACCCGCCTGTGCAATAAGTCCGAGGAAGTTCGGAGGTCTGTTCTCCGAAACCTTGAAAGCCTCTAGCTCAACAAGGTTACCCATATCGAACTCTTCGGCAGCGAGAACCTTACTCTCTTCTTCTGTCTGTTCTTTTCTTAGCTTCTCTCCTGCCTCTCGACGCGCCTTACTTCCGGCTTCAGAAACAGGAGCATCGGTCGTGTCCCAAAACTCCGTTTTGTTCTCTTTGTGGAATTGGTATGTCTGTCCCGTCACCCACTTAGCCACTTCGATCCCGTCTTTGTTCTTACGAACCAACCGGACCAGTCCTCTCTGCGCCATCTCTACGGGGTCCACGGTTGTATCTACGGTCTCTACAACCTCTTCCTGATCCTTTAGAGCCTCTACCGCTGTATCTTCCTCTACTGCATCTACTACAGACTCTTTCGCCCGTTCTTCTCGCTTCTTCTTCTGCGCCTCTTCCCGCTTTGCTCTTCTGTCTGCTTTTTCGTCTTCTATCTTCTTTCGCGCTTCTTTGGCTTCCGCAGCGACATCTGCCAATGTTTGGCCTTCGTGCTTTACCTTTGCGCGTATGACATGCTCATGCAGTCCCGCAGCCTTCATCGCTTCACGTACAAGCTCTAAAGAGGTCTTGCCTTCATCTACCGAAGCTCCTTCAGATACGGTCTTCGTCTTCTTCTTCGTAGACTTCTCGCCATCACTTGCGGTGCTTTGCTTCTTCTTCTTCTTCTTCTCTGTGTACTTGTAATCCCCCCAACCCCAGGACATCCGACCTGTCTTTGGGTCTTTC